CTGAATCACAAAGAATTGCAGAGCTAAGAGATCGTCTAGCTCAAATAGAATCAAGTCAACAAGTTGACGAAATTGGTGGTGCATTGTCTGGAATTAAAAACTTTGGAAGTGCTCTTAAAACAGGTTGGTCAGGTGCGCCGGTCGCTACTGGTAAACTAACAAAAGGTGGTGCTCCACAAATGGTCGGCCAAGATTCTGCTAAGTTTGCAAAACAATTGGCAACTATGCCAGCTGCTCAACGAGCTGCGTACGGTGTTGCCAAGACTGCTGCCAATAATAAAGGTAAGATAGGATTAGCAACAGGCGCTGGTGTGACGGCAGCATTAGCAGGCTCAGGCGCAAATAAACCAACTGACCCAGTAACTCCTCCAGTTAAGCCAACAGTTAAGCCAACAGTAACACCTACAACAACTCCCGATGCTCCGGCTGCGTTTAGTCCAGAAGATGAGCAAAATCTAGCCTTTTTAAGTGCAGAACTAGAAAAGCAAAGAGGTAAAAACTCTGAACTTGATGCACTACTCGATTTACATAAAGAGCTAAGGCCAGCAAGTGCTGGAAAAACTCCAGAGAATCCGGAATAAAAAAAGCACCCTAGGGTGCTTTTTTAATGATAGTCACCTTGGTAACAATGTCGAATCTCATGTCCCAAATCATGTAATGTGGGATTTTTCTTTGTAAAGACAGTACAGGTTCTAGTGGCAAAATTCCAAAATGCACACGCATCTACTTTATAGTTAAACGCACCGTGCCCTCGACTTTTAAACTCGTCTTGGCAAACCTGTTGCACGTTATCAACAGTTTTCCAACTAATAAGCATAGTCTCATGTACATTGTCTTTTGTACTAAACGGTGCATTAGGATTATTCCATTGGGCAAAAGCGTTTGAACAAATTAACAAACTAATTAACAAAGATTTTTTCATATGTATTGCTCTGTGTAGCTAAGTATGTTATTATTATACAATACTTTTAAAGGAGTGTCAATGAGTACACGCATGTATGGGCCTGAAGAAAAAGCCAAATTAGAACGTTTAATCAACGAAGGCAGTACCGTTTTACGTGAAATTGAAGATTTAAAAGAAGGGCTTAAAGAAACGGTTAAAGCAGTAGCAGAAGAATTGGAAGTCAAACCAAGTATTATCAACAAAGCTATTTCTATTGCACACAAAGACAATTGGAAAGAACACGAACAAGCGTGGAATGATATTGAAATGATTCTAGGTGTAACTGGGCGTTTACCACAAGACTAATGGGGTTCTTAAAAGGCATTTATAATTGGGCAAGGACAGACTATCGAGAATGGCCTACCCGATTTACATTAGAAATCTCAGCATGGTTTATGAGCCTTGGTTGCGCACTAGTGTTAGCAGCCGGTGTTACCGATCCACTGTTCTTTTATCTCTATCCAATCTTTATATTACAATGTGCAATATTTGGTTGGGCAGCTTGGACTCGTAAGAGTACCGGCATGGTGGCAAACTATTTGTTGTTAGTCACTATTGATCTAATAGGCTATGTTAGGTTGCTGAGCAGTTAGTAAACAATAATTCTATATGATAGATACTACTATTATTGATAACGTATTGCCGCAATCTCTTGCAGACGATTTTGAAAATCTTATGTGTGCTGATATATTTCCTTGGTTCTTTATTTCCGATATAACCTACGGAAAAGATAAAAAAGATAATGCAATACCAGGCCATCAACATTGTTATTACAATCCAGATGAGGGAGTAACTAGCAACTTTTTTAGTACTGTTGCTATTGTTCCTACTATTGTATTTGATAAAATTGGTTATAAGGCTCGACCTAATATTATTAGAGCAAAGGCATTTATGCAAATGCCATTAATTAGACCTGAAGGATACTTACATAATAACTGTCATACTGATATCCCAATGCCGCATATAGTGTGTTTATATTACGTTAACAACGCCGACGGTGACACATTTATATACGACCAATACAATAAAAAGTTAACACAACAGATAACACCAAAAAAAAATCGAGCTGTTGTTTTTGATGGTTCAACTTATCATGCTAGCAGTTTACCTACTAAAAATAAAAGAATCATTCTAAATTTTAATGTAGCCCCAAGTATTTTAGATAAGTAACTAGTAGAAGGTTTAATCAGCCATAAATGATTACATTGGTTTGTCAGCCGCAAATGACTAGGAGAAAAATTTGTACGTAGACGCATTCTTTCAGCGTGATGCTGATATCATTAAAGTAGTTGAACGTAGCAATGAAGGGAAAAGAATTTTTAAAGAATTCCCTGTACGCTATACCTTCTACTATCCAGACCCAAGGGGTAAGTACCAAAGTATTTACGGAGAACCCTTAACCCGAGTTATTGCTAAAAATTCAAAAGATTTCCGAAAGGAAATGGCAATTAACAATAACAAAACACTTTATGAAGCAGACATTAATCCTATTTTTGTTTGTCTCAGTGAAAATTATCTAAATCAAGATGCGCCAAAGCTCAATGTAGCATTTTGGGATATTGAGGTGGACTTTGATCCAGAACGTGGTTATGCTAGTCCAGAGGACGCATTCATGCCAATTACTGCCATTGCTGTTCACCTACAATGGCTCGATACACTGGTATGTCTTGCAGTGCCTCCAAAAGGTATGACTGTAGCACAAGGCGAAGAACTTGTTAAGGATTTTCCAAACACACATATCTTCGACAACGAAGCAGATATGTTAGACACGTTTTTGAATCTAATACAAGACGCTGACATCTTAAGTGGTTGGAACAGCGAAGGCTTTGATATGCCCTATACTGTTAACCGCATAACTAAAGTTCTAAGCAAAGACGATACTCGTAGATTATGCCTATGGGATCAGTTTCCCAAGAAACGTGAATACGAAAAGTACGGCAAGATTGCTACTACTTATGATCTTCATGGTCGTGTACACTTAGACAGTCTTGAATTGTATCGCAAATACACATATGAAGAACGCCATACCTATCGACTAGATGCTATCGGCGAAATGGAGATTGGTGAAAGTAAAACAGTCTATGAAGGCACACTAGATCAACTGTATAACAACGATTTCCGTAAGTTTGTTGAATACAACAGACAAGACTGTGCCTTGTTAGATAAACTAGATAAAAAGTTAAAGTTTATTGACCTAAGTAATAAACTAGCACATGAATGTACTGTACTGTTACAGACCACAATGGGTGCGGTGGCTGTTACTGAACAGGCCATTATTAACGAATGCCATCGTAGAGGATTTCAAGTTCCTAATAGAACTAAAATGGAAGAGCGTGAAGATGCTGGCGCCGCTGGTGCGTATGTTGCTTATCCTAAAGAAGGTATTCAAGACTGGATTGGCTCACTAGATATTAACAGTCTGTATCCTAGTGCTATTCGTGCGCTTAACATGGGTCCAGAAACTATTGTTGGTCAGTTACGTCAAACACTAACACAGGAATATATTGATAACCTAGTGGCCAAAGGTAAAAGTTTTGCGGCAGCATGGGAAGGTGTATTTGGATCCTTAGAATATACTGCCGTGATGAACAAGGAAATTGGTACTGAGATTACCATTGACTGGGAAGATGGAAAACTGGATGTGCTAAGTGCTGCCGAAGTTTATCAGTTGATTTTTGAAAGCAACCAACCATTTATCATGAGTGCTAATGGCACTATTTTTACCTACGAGAAAGAAGGTATCATTCCAGGCTTGTTAAAACGTTGGTATGCAGAACGTAAAGAGATGCAGGCCAAACTAAAAGACACTATTAAAGCAGGCAATAAAGTTGAAGAAGAGTACTGGGACAAACGACAACTCGTTAAAAAGATTAATCTTAATAGTTTGTATGGTGCCATTCTTAACCCCGGTTGTCGCTTTTTTGATAAGCGTATTGGGCAATCAACTACATTAACAGGTCGACAGATTGTTAAACATATGGCTGGTAAGGTCAATGAGATTATTACCGGCGATTATGACTATCGTGGTAAAGCTATTATCTACGGTGACACAGACTCGTGTTATTTTTCAGCATACAAAACACTACAAAAAGAAATCGACAAAGGTAGTATTCCGTGGACTAAAGAAACTGTCATTCAGCTTTATGATCAAATCGCTGACGAAGTTAATAACACGTTTCCACAGTTTATGTTGGATGCATTTCATTGTCCAAAGACACGTGGTGAAGTTATTAAAGCAGGTCGTGAAATTGTCGGTTTTAAGAGTTTATTCATTACTAAGAAACGTTATGCTGTGCTTTACTATGATAAAGAAGGCAAGCGTACAGACGTAGAAGGTAAGCCAGGTAAGATCAAGGCCATGGGCCTGGATCTGAAACGTAGTGATACGCCAGAATTTATTCAAAACTTCTTAAGTGATATTTTGGAGAAAGTCTTAACTGGTGCTACTGAAACACAGGTACTAGATCATATTACCGAATTCCGTACTAACTTCAAGGCTCGACCAGGCTGGGAAAAAGGTAGCCCTAAACGTGCTAACAATATTTCAGCATATCGCGGCAAGGAAGAGAAAGCAGGTAAGACCAATATGCCCGGGCACGTTCGAGCAAGTTTAAACTGGAATACATTGCGTAGAATGTATGACGACAAATACTCAATGCAGGTTACAGACGGTGCCAAAGTTATTGTCTGTAAACTTAAAGATAATCCGTTAGGATTTACCAGTGTGGCTTATCCGGTTGATGAGCTACGCTTGCCAAAGTGGTTTAAAGATTTACCTTTTGATCACGATGAAATGGAATCTACAATTATTGACAACAAGTTACAAAACTTAATTGGTGTTCTTAATTGGGATATTAGATCAACCGAACAGACAAATACTTTCAATAAATTATTTGACTTCTAACAAAAAAACCTATATACTAACACAAAGGAAACTTATTATGAAAGACATTTTACAAGACATCGTAGCACATACACACAGCCTAGGCTTTTTACCACTAGTTAAAGTTACTGGTGAAAAAGATTCTACTACAATTGAATCTATGGCCGAAGACCGTTCAGTTATTGTCACTGCTAAAACACACAAAGCAGTTGACGAGTTTGACGGAGTATTTGGTATGCCTAACTTAGACAAGTTAGCACAACACTTGAAGAACCCCGAGTACAAAGAAGGCGCAGGCATTGAAGTTGTTAAGCAACAACGTAACGGTGTAGAAATCCCGACTAGCCTGCATTTTCAAAATGCAACAGGCGACTTTGTCAATGACTATCGCTTTATGAACAGTGAAATCATTAACGAAAAACTTAAGACTGTTAAGTTTAAAGGTGCTAACTGGGATATTGAGGTTGAGCCAACAGTTGCCAGCATTGGTCGTTTAAAGCTACAGGCGAGTGCGCATACAGAAGAAAAAGTCTTCCAAGTTAAAACAGAAGACGGTGATCTAGTGTTCTTCTTTGGTGATGCTAGCACACACGCAGGATCGTTTACATTTCAGCCCGGAGTTAAAGGCAAATTAAAACAGTCTTGGGCATGGCCTGTACAAGAAGTCATGAGTATTCTTGCGCTTAGTGGTGATAAGACCATGCGTATTGCAGACGCAGGTGCTATGCAAATTACAGTTGATTCAGGTCTTGCTGAATACAACTACATTCTACCAGCACAAAGCAAGTAATGGGGAACTTATTGTTTATAATAGCAGTCATGGTAGTTGTGCCATGGCTGTTATTAAAACTTACACGTTTAGAAAAGTGGATTCCATTGCCAATGGCGCAGATTGCCTTTGGCATTTGTCTTGGACCGAGCGCACTTGGATCAAGTTGGCCCGAACTATGGACTACAGTATTCACACAACCTATTAGAACAGGCCTCGACGCCATACAAATATTAGCTATTAGTATATTTGCTTTTATTGCAGGCATTGAATTAAAGCCCAAAGAAGTTATTGCTGAACAAGGTAACGCTATCTGGACTCAGGCGTTTAATGTTATCCTAGTGCCTATTGTACTAGCCGGCATATCGTTCATGATATTCTTTGACGATCCTGTTTGGCATAATCCCGATGTACCGTTTTGGAAGTATGCTTGGACTATGGGTGTAGCTACCTGTATTACTGCAATGCCAATGTTGGTAGTTGCCAGTCAAAATTTAGGAATTTATAACACTCCTAATTTCCGTAAGCTGTTAGCCCTAGTAACCTTCGATGATTTGATCCTATGGTTAACGGTAGCAGTTGTTGTCAGTATGGGGAAGTTGGCTATTAACGCATCAATTTTCTTTGCTGTATTATTTGTACTATATTATGCTTGGCCAAAGATTTTAGAGTTTTTTGGTGAACAATCATATCCTACGTTAACTGTTGCATTAGCATTAAGTATGGCAGCGTTTAGTCACTGGGCAGGACTGCACTATGTATTAGGTGCATTCTTTGCTGGTATGATCACTCCTCGACATGCTATCAAATGGAATGAAGGTATGGCCACACAACAGATGTTTTGGTTAATGCCTGTGTTCTTTATTTGGACTGGGTTAAAAACAAGCTGGACTTTGGATTTATCTACAATTTTATTAGGTGCCGTAGGTATGTTTATTATAGCTGTTGCTACTAAGTTTGTAGGTGTATGGTTAGCCTACAAGGATCAAGGCA